CTATAATTAATTAACTTAATAATTTAAAGGAATGATATGGCTACAATTGACATAGGAAAAATTAAACAAGTATGGCGTGGAACTTACGCAAGCGGAACTGCGTACACTCCAGACGATGTTGTTGAATATACAGATAGCGGAATAGTTAGCTCATATATTTGTGTAGCAAACACAACTGGAAACGCTCCATCGTCATCTGGAACAGCTCACGGATCTTGGAACTATTTAGCAAAAGGCGGAGCAGCTGGAGCTGATGGTACGGATGTTGGAGCAGCATTAAGTAATAATCAAATAGCATATAAAAATAATAGTGGTTCTATTGCTGGTTTAAGCATTGGTTCAGCTGGTCAAGCATTAAAAGTCAATTCTGGTGCTAATGGATATGAGTTTGGTGCAGTAGCGGGTGGTAAAGTTGGTCAAATAACTTCTTTCACACAAAGAGCAGTACAAAGTGCTACTTCTTATGCAGCATTTCATAACGCAATTCCTAACTTTGCACACAGTATAACACCATCAGCTACTTCAAGTAAAATTTTAGTAGAAATGGATTTTGTTTGGGGTGATTCTGATTGGGTGCAATTTGCATTATATTCAAAAGCTACTTCTGGTGGTTCTTATTCAGTAGTGACTAATGCTATTGCAAGTGCTACGGGTGGCGGAAATAGATTGGCGGGAACAACTGCTAATGGTTATGGTAGAGGTCATAATAATTCAGCACAACAAATGTCTATGTCTTTTTTAGATACTCCAAACACAACAAGTGAAATGTTTTATACTTTATATTTTGCTAGTCATGGTAATCATGCTCAATACTTAAATAGAAGTTATGATGATGGTAATTACGCAACTATTGGTAGACAAGTTTCAACAATAACATTAACAGAGGTATTAGCATAATGGCAAATAATATAACAATTGGACAAGCGCTTAACGCTTTAGCGCCAAATTGCAATTTTGGTGTTGGCGATGAAGATATAAACCAAATTCATTGGACAGAGGGTAATCCATTACCTCAGCCATCTAATGAAGATATAATAGCGAAACAAGCAGAACTACAAATTGAGTATGATGCTAAAGAGTATCGAAGACAAAGAGAGTTTAAATATCCAACTTGGCAAGAACAAATGGATATGCAGTACCATGACGAAATTAATGGTACGACTACTTGGAAAGATGCGATTGCAAAAGTAAAAACTGACAATCCAAAAACATAATTAATTTTTAACATGAACAAACATAGGAGTTTAGTCTAATGACTAAAGCGAGAGATTTATCTAATTTATTAGGTACAAATACAAATGGAATAATTGATAACACAAAGATAACTTTAGATGCGTCTGAAATTCCAAGTATTAATATTGCAGCAAGCCAAGTCACTTCGGGGACTTTTGCCGATGCCAGAATAGCTGCATCCAATGTATCTCAACACGCAACTTCTTTTGATGACAATAAAATTGTAAATGATATTTCAACACTTGCTATTAGACAAGCATCTAATGAAAACAAAGGTGCTTACAATACTAACTCAATGTATGTTGATGTGTTTCAAGATAGTACAGGAATTACAAATTTAACTAATACTGTAAGAGATAGTAATGAATTTTTATCGTCTGTATCAAATCAAATTCAATATGGATTACCTATGGGTGCATATCATAGTGGAATGACCATAGCAAATGGTGGTTGGACTGGTAGTGTTGCGAATGACGAACTTACATCAAGTGCAAGTTATATCGGTGGTTATTTTGATGTTTTATTTGATTTATCAGAAGATTTTTTAGTAAAAGGATTTTATACAAATAGTAGTGGTGGACAACTTTATAAAGCCTATGGAATTTATACTGCTCTAATCACAACAGACACATCAGTATCAGCAGGAGCAAATCCTACAATTTTTCAAGATAAAACAAGTACCAATTATCCACACCCAAATTTATCACCTGCTAATTGCTCTCATTGGCTAACTTCGTCTTATTACTCTACACTAGGAGTTTCAGGAATTACAGATAATTACAATAATGGAAGTAGTGGTTCTGCACAAACTGTGAATTGTGGGAGCGACACAACTATTAACGGAAGAGGCTATGCACAAAATAATAATTTCTGGGGAGTGAGAGCCATATACGATAGGTCAGCAAACACAATAGATATTGCATTTTCTTCATCAGCTGATTTTAGTAGTTTTGTAGATAGAGGTAAAACACAATTTACAAATGTTCCAAGCACAGGTAGATTTATGATGACTTTTGGACACGACACAAATGGTGCAGATAGTGTTTCTGGTACATATGCTAGTGCAGGAAATTCTAATCTTGGAACTTATGGAACTTTAACTACAAATGCAACTGGTTCATTTGAAAGCAACACAATCACAGCTCCATCATCAACTAACAAGATGGGTGCTATAATAACTTATCAAGACTTTGCAGGTACTAACGCATTAAATACTGATTTTGTTTTAAAACTTTCAGCAGATGGCGGATCAAATTATGCAACAGCTACAATGACAGCTATGCCAGATTTTGCATCTGGAATTAAAATGGCTAAGGTAAATGATTTATCGGTCACAGCTGGGACAAGTTTAAAATATAAAATAAGTTTTGCTAATCAAGCTAGTGGTTCTAAAGAGGCTAGGATCAGAGGCGTTTCATTGCAGTATTAATTATGAAAGTGCTGCTCATAATGTTTATGTGTAGCAGCGTAAATTCTATGTGTTTGGATCCTCATCCATTATCATATCACAACTCACACTATGATTGCCTCCAGGCTGGTTATGAAGAGGCTAGTAATAAACTTACAGAAATTGGTAAAGAAGAAACAAACAAGCATGAGATCTATATAAAATTTTCTTGTAGCTGGGAGAAAGTAAATGAAGTCTAAGAAAAAAATAAATTCAAATATAGATGATCATAATGGTATTAGAATATCATACCATGAAAAAGTATGCGCTGAGCGTATGAAAACTTTATTCAAAGCTATTGATGAAATGAGAAAAGATGTTAAAGAACTCAAGGCTGATATGAATAGAGGTAAAGGAGTTGCTGCTGTATTAATATTAATAGGTGGTATAATTGGCTCGATCTTCTTCTACTTTACGAAATAGAAAAACCATATCTGTTGGTTTATCAAATGAACTTTTAGCAGCAGCTAAGTTTGCTGCCGATCCAGACTTAATTGTCTTTGCTCCAATAGGAGGCTCTGGACCCATAGATCTTTTAACTTTCAATACAATAACTAGGGAGATTAAAACTTATGATGTTAAGACACAAAACTTTCGTAGCAATGGTTGGAAGATTGCACGAGGGAGAACCGCTGAACAAAAGAGATTAGGTGTTAAAATACTTAATTTTGATCCAAAGAAAACTTGAGGTAATATGGCAGACTACACCGAACTTAAAACAAAAATTAAAAAACACGAGGGATACAGAGATCATATCTATCTCGATAGCTTATCCATTCGTACTTTTGGTTATGGTCATATGGTTTTGGATACCGATGATCTTACTGAGGGTGTTAATTATCCCATTGAGATTGCAGAAGAATATTTTGAGAAAGATTTTAATATTTCTTTATCGGAGGCTGAAAAACTAATAGGCGATATAGAATTAAACAACACTCAAAAGTGCTGCATAATTCAAATGGTTTATCAACTTGGGGGACCCAGAACTTCTAAATTTAAAAAGATGTGGAAAGCCTTGGAAGAGGGAGACGCATTAACTGCTAGTGCAGAAATATTAGATAGTAGATGGCACGCTCAAACGCCTGGTCGATGTGAAGAAGTTGCGGAAGAAATGGCGGGTAGTACCTTATGATCCACCTATTAAAATTATTTAATAATCCTTTAGTAAAAATGGGGGTCGATAAAGTCTCTTCTCATTTTAAACACAAAGCAGAAAAAGTAAAAGTAATTAGAGCTGCTGAAATTGAGGCTGCAAAGGATACAGATTTAGCTCGTATCAAAAGCCAGGATACCTCGATAAAAGATGAGATCTTAATGGGGTGGCTAATAATTATGCTTACTACTGGCTGGTTTCCACAAACAAGAGAAAATTTTAGAGAGTGGGTATCTATAATAAACGATCTACCAGATAGCGTATGGTATTTAGTTATCATAGTTTTTTCTGCTAGCTTTGGAACAAAGATTACAAAATCGGTGCTTGATCGTAAAAAGAAATAATGGCTAGAGTAAAGTTTAATATTGCGGATCAGCCTCACGAAAGGATCCCAAAGAAAACAAGTATTGGTAGGAGACCCAAGAAATCTAGCATGAATAAATCAAAAAAAAGAT